ATCTAATGACCTGTACTAGTTGCGAATCTTAAAATTTATTAAAATGAGTGAGAATTTACAAGAAACTTATTATGGCAAAAAGATAGACACATCTAATATATTAAATATAGATGAAGCTGTTAATATACGCAATGGTAAGCCCTGTGTAATAATAACAGGCGTTACTGGTCAAGATGGAAGTCATATGGTTGACTATTTACTTGACAATACAGATTTTTTAATTTTTGGAGGAGTGAGAAGATTAAGTGTTTATAATCATGAAAATATTAAACATGTAAAATCAGATAGATTTCATCTCATTAATTTTGATTTGACTGATCCTCATGCTATTTCTAGGATTGTAGAAAAACTACTTCCTGATTATTTTATCAATTTTGCTGCTCAAAGTTTTGTTGCTAGTAGTTGGGATTTTGCTAGGCAAACATGGCAGACTAATTCTACAGCTGTTCTTGATATATTGGAAGCTATCAGATTATATAAACCTACTTGTCGTTTATATCAAGCTGGATCTTCTGAAGAATTCGGTAATGTTTTATATTTTCCTCAAGATGAGGTTCATCCCTTACGCCCTAGAAGTCCTTACGGAGCAAGTAAGGCAGCTTCTAGACAGCTTGTAAAAGTTTATAGAGAATCTTATAATCTTTATGCTATTCAAGGCTGGCTATTTAATCATGAAGGAACGAGAAGAGGTGAAGAATTTGTCACTAGAAAAATATCTAAAAAAGTTTCTTCTATAAAATATTGTATAGATAACTCTTTAGACTTTTCTCCTTTAGAATTAGGAAATATAGATGCCAAAAGAGACTGGAGCGATGCTGAAGATTTCATGGATGGGGTATGGAGAATGTTAAATCAAGATATTTATAATAAAGATTATTCAGGTATTCCCAATGAATATGTTTTCTCTTCTAATGAAACACATTCTATTAGAGAGTTTGTAGAAAAATCTTTCAATTATATTAAATTAGATTGCTCATGGGAAAATGAAACAAATAATCCTGAAGATGAAAAATTAGTAGCTTGTATAAATGGCATTAAAAAAACTTTAGTAATTATCAATAAAAAGTTTTATAGACCAGCTGAAGTAGAAACTTTATTAGGAGACAGCTCATTAGCTAGAAAAGATTTGGGTTGGTTTCCAAAATGTAACTTTGATCAGCTTGTGAATAAAATGTTAAAGTCTGACATCGAAAAGCTATCAGTAGAAAAAGCTTGACTTTTTTAAAATATGTTATAGTATTTTCGTTGTTATGACGAATTTCCAAAAAAGCGTATTAAATTTTATGAAAGCTATTGGGCAAAACTGCCCAGATTCTCCTTCTATACCTGACAATTTAACTAGAGTTCTAAGGATAAGTCTTCTTTTAGAAGAAGTTTTGGAACTAGCTGAAGCAAGCGGTGTTAAAGTTTCTTTGTCAGATAAAGAAGAATCTATAAGTATTGATGATTTTAATTACGATATAGAAGGAGAAGTCAATTTAATAGAAGTGGCTGATGCTCTAGCCGATATTAACTATGTTTCTATAGGAGCGGCATGTTCTTATGGACTTGACATTGAGCCATTTGAGAATGAAGTGTGCAGATCTAATGATTCCAAAATTACAAATGGATTTCGTAGAGAGGATGGTAAATGGCAAAAGGGTCCAAATTACAGTCCTGCTAATCTTTCTCCTATTTTAGAAAGTCAAATAAAAAAAAATAATTAAATGCCTTACGAATATAAAGCTAAAGTCTTAAGAGTCTATGATGGAGATACTTTTTTAGCTGACATTGATCTTGGATTCGGTTTTTCCTTAAAGGAGAAATTTATAAGATTAATGGGGGTAGATACCCCTGAGATAAAAACTAAAGATTCCGAAGAAAAGAAGTTCGGAGAGTTAAGTAAAAAATTTGCAGAAACATTTTTTAAAAATAATAAAAATGAAGTTGTGATTAAGACTCATATACATAATGTGTCATTAGAAGGTAAAGAAAAATTTGGTAGGATATTAGCTTATGTTTTTGATACCTCTGCAAACAAATGTCTTAATGTAGAAATAATTAAAAACTTCCATGGAGTCGAATATTTTGGAAAATCAAAAGAAGATATAATCTTATCTCATATAGAAAACAGAAAAAAAATAAATTTACAAAATGAAAGCTGAATTATTAAATTATTTTGGAAACGACCTAATGATCGCCAATGCTGCTAGAGTTAGCTATGGAAAATATAAAAATGTCTTTGATGAAAAAGATGGAAAACTAATAAATTTTCTTGTTGAACATAAACATGTCGCTCCTTTCAGACATCCTCAATTACAATTTAGAATAGAGTGTCCTATTTTTGTAGAGAGACAGCTTTTCAAACATCAGGTTGGAATGTCTGCAAATAGTATAAGTGGTAGATATGTTGATTTCAGTGATAATTATTTTACAATAGAGAAACTGAGAAAACAGTCTAAGTCATCTAAACAGGGCAGTGAAGGTGAAATTGATAACCCAGAATTATTAGAAAAAATTTCTAACTTTGTCAAGCAATCCTCTTTACTTTATAAGGAACTTTGTGAGGCCGGAGTTGCTAAGGAACAAGCTAGAGCAATTTTACCTTTGTGTCTAGAAACTCAATTTATCTGGACAGGATCGTTACTTTCTTTTCTTAATTTTTGGAATTTAAGACTAAAGCCTGACACTCAAGAAGAAACTCGAATCATAGCTCTTAAAATGTTAAACTTAGTAAAGAGTATCGAAGGTAATCCCTTTGAATTTTCTCTAAAATCTTTCAATCTTTAAAAATTTTAATTGACAAATAATATGAATGTGCTAGAGTCAGATGTGAAAGCAATCGCAAATGAAATTGCATTGCAATCTATAATAGATTACACTAAAGAAGAGCTCTTAACAAAAGAGCAGTCAGATAGACTAAAAGCTTTAATTATAAAGCATACAAAAATATGTTTGTTTGACACAATATCTCTATATGAATAAGCAAAATAAAATAAAAACTGAAAAAGTAAAGATCGAAGCTCAAACTCCTGCGGACCATCCTTACGCAAATCATCGAGGTCGATTTATAACTCTTCATACTCGATCAAAGAAAGGGCAACAAAAGTTCTGCGCAAAGATCTTGAGCATCTCTAATAATTATGTTACATTCATAAATGTTAATAATGGAGAAGTTCTGAAAGTTGCAAAAACATCTATTGTTTAGTAGATTGATGTTTCTCCCGCGCCTTTAATTAGGCGCGGGATTATTTTTTAAAGTGTATTCTTTTATCTATGGAAAATAAAATGGAAACATGTAAATTCAGATCAGATACAGTTGCAGAGTATGGCCCTTCATGCTGCTCATCCAAAAGATCTGTTGGTTATTATTGTTTAGAACGTGGAATCCACGGTCTAACAGATGAAGTTTGTAACTCTTGCGAGTTGTATTCTTCGAAAACTCAGGGATTAGAGCAAGTAGAATAGAAAAATTATAATAATATGGCATCTAAAAAGAAAGAAGACTCCTCAAATGAAGCAGATTCAAAAGATATGCTTAATTCATTTTTGAAGAACAATGAGGAAAATCATTTTAATTACCTTCAACCTGAGGAGGTAACGATTTCTTCTGGATCTTTAGGCCTAGATACCTTAATTAAGGTGCGCTCTGGCTCCTTTGTCAGAGTTTGTGGTAAGGGGAGTGAGTTAGGTAAAACTTCACAATGTTTTGTTTTCTCTCAAAATTATATGGATAAGATTGAAAAATCTAAAACCATTTTTATTAAAGCTGAAGCTCGCTTAACCCCTGAAATGCAGAAAAGAACAGGAATGAAATTTGTTACTGATCCAAGTAATTGGGAATACGGTACTGTTTTTGTTTTTAGTTGTAATGTTTTTGAAACTATAGCATCTTTAATTGAAAGCATTCTACCTAAAATGCATGAGGCAGGAGAGAAACTATGTATTATTCTTGACTCTCTAGATGGTGTGATCCTTAAATCAGATAAAGAGAAGAATCTATGGAATGGAGATGAGAATGTTAAAGTAGCTGGGGTTCCTCTTCTTACAAAAATTTTATTTAAAAGATTGGCTTTGAAGGTAGTTCACTTTGATGCTTTGTTTTTGATTACAAGTCAGTACACAGCTGAGATCAAACTCGATCCTTATAGTAAGACTCCTCCAAGGCAAAGTGATGGGGCAGGAGGATCAGCAATCAATCACCAAAGTGATATTACCCTTTCCTATCAGCCTCGTTATGGTGGAGATTACATTCTTGAAAAACCTAATGAGAAACCAGATCCTGTAAAGAATAAAGTTCTTGGAGTTTATGCTACTATTGAAATCAAAAAGTCATCTACAGATGTAACCGGATCTAAAGTAAAAATCCCTATTAAAAAGGGAAGAAGTGGTTGTGCTATTTGGGTTGAGAAAGAAGTAGTGGATATGATTATATCCTTTGAACTCGTTACCAAAAAAGGAGCTTGGTATTCTTTTTCTGAAAGTATTGTTTCAATGGCTAAAGATGATGGGGTAGAAATACAAATACAGCATCAAGGAATGTCTTCTCTTTATGATTATATAGAAAGCAATCGAAATGTTTTCGAATGGCTTCTTAGAAAGGTTAATGAGATTATAGCTTAATGGAATTAACGAAATTAAGAGGCAATACAAAAGTAAATGTTGTTGCTAAATCTTGTATAGATTGGGATAAGAAAATTTCTATTCCCCAGTTTAAAGTAAAAAATTTCCTTTACCCATTCTGGAAAAATGATGTAGTCAAAGAAGAGTTTGTTATTCCGGGCAGCAAATTCAGAATTGATCTTTTCAATTTCTCTAAAAAAATAGCTATAGAAGTTAGTCCCGACGAATACCATGTAAATTTTAATCCATGGTTGCATAAGAATCGACAAAATTTCTTAAACAAAGTTAAAAGTGACGATATCAAAAGAGAATGGTGCATTAGAAATAATATTACATTAGTAGAACTTTTTAATGAGAACATTGATAATTTATCATTTGATTTTTTTCTAAAGCAATACAATATATCTTTATAAAATATGAAAGACATTCAAGAAATACTAGATTCAATTAAGGCTCAAAGAGAAAAGCAGATCGAAAAAGGCTATACTGTAGATCATGATCTACAATATAAAAATGGTCAGCTTCTATTGGCTGCTTTAACTCTTGTTGGTTTTGCTCATGGTCAAACTTCTGGCGATAATAATTTTAAAGAAGCTAAAGAACTTTGGCCATTTAAAAATTTTTCTCCTAGTGAATCTGTTCAAGACAATCTAGTACAGGCTTGTAGTCTTATAATTGCGGAAATCCAAAAATTATCTCTATAATTTTTAAATGAAATGGATAACGGCAAAGGATAATATCCGACCATTATCTGAGAAAAAATATGCAATAAAATGGAATGGCGATAGTCTTAGTTTTTTCCAGTTTAATGTAAAACAATTCTTTAAAAAATATTGGAAGGATGATGTGGTTGGAGAGGAGGTCCTGTTGCCTCAGACTCGCTTGAGAGTTGATCTGATGAATTTCTCAAGAAAAATAGCTGTAGAAGTAAACGGATTATTTCATGTAGAATATACTCCTTATTTTCAAAATTCAGTTGAAGATTTTGAGAAACAGGTTTATAGAGATGTTCTGAAAGAGCATCTTCTTGAAAAGAATGGATTTGAAGTAATCGAAATCTATGAAAAGAATATGCCCTTAAAAGAAAAATGGATAGAGAGTGTTTTTGGTTCTCATATTATTAAATAATTATGCTTGTTTCTGAATTCCCTATTTCTAATAGGACAAAAAATGTATTATTGCAAAACGGTTTCCTTTCTGAAGTTGATTTCAATGGTAAATTTTTAGAAGATATTAAGTCTCTAGAGGGCATGGGGTCAAAAGGGGTCATGGAAATCAGAGAATATTTGCATGGAAAATTTGGTTTGATTTTAAAACTTAAACCAAAGGAAAAGAAAATTTCTAATCCTAAAGAGGCAAGAATGCTTATCTTCCATTTCCTTGGAAAAAGAGATAATATTTTTTGGCCTAAGGAAATGCTGGCGGCAAATAAGCTTTTAGCTTTGTTTGATTTAAAAACTCTTCTCTCTGTAGTTCCAAACAAAAAAGCTTCTACTCTTCTTTTCTATCTATGTGAAGAAGGTCGAAAATATATTAGAGCGTATTTACCTAGTATAGAAATAAAACAAGAACAAAAACAAGAAAAATCGGAAGATATGTTTGTTCAAGATGTACAGTTAGACTTAGAACTATCAGTGAAAAAACCTAAATCTCTAAAAGATTTTCTATTTAAATGAATCATAGCAGAATTTCAACTCCTCAAGAACAAGAACGTGCATGTCTAGCTGGCTTTATAAAGTGGCCAGACAATGTAGCCGATTACGGTTCTATTTTAAAAGCCACTCATTTTGATAACAAAGTTCACTCAGCCATTTTTTCAGCTATCTTGGCTGTTTACAATCAGAATGCTACTGTTGATAAATTGCTTGTCTCTGAAAAGCTAACGTCTATTGGTCTAAAGCTATTTGAAGATTTAAACATTATAGATTATCTTGATTGTTTGTCTCAGATGCAAATCAGAGAGCAGTCTCTTCCTAGCTTTATTAGTAACGTAATTAAATATGATTTTGCTAGAAAAGCAGATAAATCTTTAGAAGAAGGTAAGAATGAAATCAGGAGTAATATTGATAAATCTTTGCCAGAGCTTGCCAATGTTATTGAGAACACATTAAAGAGTGCAGGCACAGAAAACGTAGCTGATGAGGAAAAGCCTATTGATGTTTTTTCTACGATGCAGGAGACCGTTCTAGACTGGGCTAATAATCCAAGGCCAGTATGTCTCAAAACCCCATTTCCAATTTTTACAAAAATGTATGGAGGTCCTAGCTTCGGTGACTTGTTTGTTATTGCCGCTGGGCCAAAGGTTGGCAAGAGTACTTTCGTAAACTTTCTAGCTTATGAAGTAGCTGGTCTAGAAGAGAATAATTGTTTAGCATTGGTTTTGGATACAGAACTTGAAACAGATCGTATTATTGCTAGAAATCTTTCTGCTATTTCGGGTGTCAATGAATACAAAATTAAAACTGGCAAATTCTTAAATAATCCAATTGATAAAAATAAAGTATATGCAGCTTTAAATTCTCTAGAGAAATACAAGGGGAGAGTTCACCATAAATATGTTGCTAACAAATCTATTGATGAAGTAATATCAATTGCTAAAAGATGGTATGTTCAAAATGTCAAAAATGGGGAGAATGTATTACTTATTTATGATTATCTGAAATCTACTCAAGAAAATATTACTAATGCATTCGAGGGATATGAGCTTCTTGGTCAAAAGACTGATAAACTAAAAAAGCTCGTGTCTTTATTACCTAGAACCGCAGGATTGACAGCCGTTCAGACTAATCGTAGCGGAGGCACAGCAATGTCTTCTCAGATCGAATGGCATTGTTCCAACATGTATAGACTAGAGAAGAAAAGCCCAGAGGAGATTGGAGAAGGAGGCAAAGAATTCGGAACTCATAAACTTATCGAAGTTCGAGCCCGTGTTCAAGGCGAAGAGGCTATGGGGGCAGACAACTATGTAAAGAGATCTACTCAAGACGGAGATGTTTTTGTAGAAAATTATATTAATTTTAAAGTCGAAAACTTTAAGGTTAGTGAATGCGGTAGTGCAGAAGATGTATTCAATAAAAGATTAGGGCAAATAGAAGTTGCAAATAATAAAAAATACACTAAAGGAGATTTCATATGATCGTAGATTTACTCAAGAAAATGGGATATATGCCAGAGAAGTCTGGATCTGATTATCTAAGAATGAAAGCTATTTATAGAAATAGTGCTAGTTCATCTTTAAGTGTGAACACTAAAAGTGGATGGTTTACAGATTTCGTTACTGGTCAATCGGGTCCTCTTGTAAAGTTGGCCATGATAACCTTGAACATAAATGAAAAGGATGCTAAAAACTTCTTAAGGGATGAGTATTTCGATAGTTCGGCTAATGCTCAGGAAGAAGAAGAGGAAACTAAAATAGTTCAAGATAAATTCTTTGATTCTGATTTCGTAAAAGATTTAATGCCTTGGTATACATTTTATAAAAATAGAGGCATTTCAGAACAAACTGTAAAAGATTTTGGTGGAGGAGTAAAAACTTATGGGAAACTTAACAACAGATTCGTTTTCCCTATCTATCAAGGAGAAAAAATCATAGGTCTTGCTGGGAGAGATTTATATACTAACTCTCAAAGGCCTAAATGGAAAATATTAGGTAGAAAGGCTAATTTTGTTTACCCTTATAAACTCACACACTCTGATATCGAATCTTCAAGATGTGTAATTTTAGTGGAAAGTATTGGAGATGCTCTTTCTCTTTATGAGGCTGGTATAAAAAACTTTTTAGTTCTTTTCGGATTAAGTGTTTCAAAGCCTGTAATACTTACTCTGATAAAAAGCAATGTAGATAAAATTATTATTGCGACTAACAATGATATAGATTCTGAAACTAATAGAGGAATGGAAGCTGCATTGGGAATCAAATATAAACTATCTAAATTCTTTAGCAGTGATTCTATTTTTGTAAAACTTCCTTATAAAAAAGATTTTGGAGATATGGAAAAACAAGAGATTATTGAATGGTACAAATCATTATAAAAAAATCTACAAGTTTTTTAGTTCATCCTTTTGGTGTATACAGTATAATTAGCATTAAATATGAAAAACGAAAATAAAACCTTAAATAAACCATTCAGACTTCCGGGTGGAAGTGCTAAAAAATTTGGTGTGTACGTAAAAAATGACAAAGGTAGTGTTGTCATTGTAAAATTCGGTGATCCGAATATGTCAATCAAAAGAGATGATCCTGAGCGTAGAAGCAATTATAGAGCCAGACATAATTGTGATAATCCCGGACCTAAATACAAAGCTAATTATTGGTCATGTAAAATGTGGTCAGATAAGCCAGTTAGTCAAATTGTAGGATCGGAAGAAGATCATTTTGATTTTGATAATCTTCCATCTCAAGAAGAAATAATCGCTCTAGATAGAGATCTTGAAAATGCCAAAGAAGAACCTATTGAGTTCTCATTCGCTGAAGTTGAGTATTTGGACAAGGAAAAGTATTCCCAAGTAAAGGAAGTCGCAGATAGAAAATTTGGAGAAAAAAATTCTTATGTAAAAAATCTATTTGTTTTGAAGGAATACAAAAAAAGAGGCGGAAAAGTGAAATATTCAGGAGACAAACCCAAAGACTCTGATATAAAGACTCTAGTAAAATCATCATTGTTTGATGACACTCTCTGGAATCTAATCGAAAATTAAAATGTCACTTCCTAGGCTTTCCGCAAGCAAAATAAAATCTTATAGTAGTTGTTCTTATCTTGCATATTTAAAATATAACTGTGGCTTACCTTCAAAGGGGAACACTGGTTCAAAACTGGGAGGAATAACTCACATTATTTTAGAATGTTTGGCTCATCCGAAAAGGAAAGAAAAGGTGAGTCAAGCTCTTACTTGCGGAAGGCCATTATCGTTGCCATGTCTTCATAGACTTGCTTCTAAGTGGCTTAAAAAAGAAGAGGTAGATTCTTCTGAAAATTATGAAAAAATAAACGGGTTTTTGGTAACCGGTTTAGAAAATGATTTCCACGGAAAAGGCTGTGAGAAATACGAGACAGAATATGAATTCAATATAAATAATGGTAAATATTGGATTTATGGTTTTATAGATAGATTATTTATTTATGAAGATCATATTAGAATTTTAGATTTTAAATCTTCTAAATCTAAATTTTCAAAAGGTTCAGAAGATATGGATTTTAATATCCAAGCATTAATTTATGCATTAGTGGCTTCTAAACTTTATCCCGGAAAAAAAATAACTGTAGAATTTCTTTTCCTTAAATTCCGAAAGAATCCATATATTAAGATGGAGTTTTCTTTGAGTCAGATAGAAGCTTTCGAGCATTACCTTGAATATATATCAGGATATTTGCAAGATTTTGGATTAGAGAAAGCTTTAGCTAATACAGCTGCTGGAGATTTTAAACGCAAATGGCTTTGTGGTAAAGAACCTTTTACTTATAAGGAAGACGGATCACCTGTTTGGGTTTGTGAATATAAAGCTCCCTTCTTGTATTTTGAAGCTGTTAAAGAAGGCTTACCTTCTAAATCTGCTTATTTTAAAAAAGAACTTGATAGTTATGTAGCTTTGGGCTATACTATAGTTCAGAGAAAGCACTCCGGCTGTCCTAAATTTAATTAAGCTTTTTATTTAAATTACTTACAAATGATTCCTCTTTTTAAGAGTCACTACTCTATTTTACGTAGTATATTAACTCTCGATCCTTACGAGAAGAATAAAGATACTGATCTATCAGATAGTATTATAAATATTGCTGTTGAGAATAATCTAAAAGAATTATGTCTTGTAGAGGATACAATGGCTGGATTCGTAGCTGCGTTACAAGCCTGTAAAGATTCAAAAATTAAACTTATTTTTGGCTTAAGAGTTTCCTTCATTAACAGCTCTTCGGAAGAAACCTCTTTATCTTCTCACAAAAATATTATTTTTCCAAAGAATTTTAATGGTTATAAGGCTTTGATTAAGCTTTCTACTATGGCGGCTTATAATAATTTCAACAAGGAGGCAAGACTTTCTTATTCTGACTTGCATTCTCTTTGGAGCGAAGATTTAGCATTAGCTATTCCTTTTTATGATTCTTTCCTCCATAAAAATCTATTACAAGGATCTCTTTGTATTCCTGAAT